GTATTTGGCCTACACGTAAGAGGAAGAGGACCAAGAAAAGAAGCTGCTATAAAAGATGGCAAAGGACCAAGAGGTTATGATATGTATTTACCTCTTAGACATGCAACAAGATACGATGTTTATTTAAGGAGAAGATAATGGAAAGATATTTAATAACAACAGAGTCATACATATATGCTAAAGACGAGAAAGCTGCAAAGTCACTCGCAGGATATATTCAAGGCAAACAAAGAAAGCAATACGACAATCAACATTGCGTAACAAAACTAGAATATGCCCCTTTCGGTGGTGGATTCTCAGATAAGAATTTAATAGAAGGAGAAATACTTTAATGGAAATTTCCAGGTATTTAGTAGAGACAAATGATGTTTATGGAGGTACGCAAAGAATTTATAAATTTCCTAATGGGTATGGTGCTTCCGTTATATGTCATAAAGGAAGTTATGGATATTCTAAAGGACTTTGGGAACTCGCGGTTCTCAACGAGTTCGGTGAGTTGGACTATACTACACCTATTACTAACGATGTTCTAGGGCATCTCTCAGAAGAAGAAATTATTTTGAAAATAAATGAAATTAGGGGTTTACAAACATCGTAAACTATGGTATAATACACCCTACAAAACAATATTAATAAGGAGTTAATATGAATAGATTAGAACTAATCAAACAAGCGGCTTTAAAAGCCAAAGCAAAAAAAGAAAACACAACAGTCGAAGAACTAGAATTCCAAGAAACAGTTCGTAAGCTCGACGAGCGTAAAGCTAAAATCAAAGAAGAAATGAAACTTCATAAGAAGCTAACTAGGTCAGTCCAAAAAGCTGGCAAACAAACTGCTAGCTCTTTAGAATGTTTTTCACCAGAGAATATGTATTACTCTGAAAAAGATACTGCTAGGTTCCTAGAAGGTTCATCTTACATGGATGCTTACAATGCCAATAGATCGGCAGATGGAGATTACTAATGAGAGAAGTATTATTTAATTATGGCGAATGCCAAATACAAAGGGATAAATCCCCTGATGGTATACCAAGATGGATCGTTACATGGAAAGATGGTTCAATGCAAACTTATAATGCAGCTTGGTATCATTTAAAAGTAGTTAGACAATTCGTAGAGGCTAAATTAGCAGATGGGTAAGTTAAGACAATGGCTACGTAGATGGTTTGATACTCAAATAGAAAAATCATTCCAAAGAAAAGCAGACAAACAGTTTATGAAACATAGTGTAGAATATAGAGACGGAGATAACACATGACACAATATGATGAAAAAGTCGAACAGCGAAGACTTAAAATGGAAGCTGAAGAATGGGCAAAGGGTGTTAAGACATTACATGCACACTCCCTAAATTCAATGTGGTACGATACTAGACCTCAAGATACCGAAGATGGAAAATACGTAACAGACGTAATGTACAATGACGGAAGTGTTCGTAGAACATTATCAGACGGTGGAGTGATTGTGATGGGAGACCAATTAAAAGGTCAAGACCTATTAGATCAGTTCCAAAAACATTCACAATAAGGGGTTTACATCTCTTAGAAATTATGGTATAATATATATTATGGGAACAACAAATTTTTATATGGGTTCATTAAGATATGGACCAACTGGGAAAAGAAGAAAGAATCATGCGGCTAACCCAGTCAAAAGAAAAGCACCACGTGAATTTAAACCTATGAGAATCGATCCAATCAGACAAGCAGCAGCTATGAAAGCAGCAGAGATCAGAGAACAGGAAAAGCAAGATTTCTTAGAAAGAATATCTAAAGTAAAAGATTCCATGGGTAAAAAAGAATCGCTCCAATATACTGGAGAAAGAAAATTACTAGGTATTGCTACAATGCATAAATCAAATGCAGTACCAATCTTCGAATCCGATAAGGAACATGCTGTAGATATAGCAAGGATGAGAAGATAAAACAATTTCGGGGTATGTCACTCTTTAACTCCTTATCTTTCAGTTGTGACCTCTGCCCCACCTTATAAATTATGGCACTTAAAAAAATAAATAAAAAAAGAATCGCAATGAGAAAAGATCGGGTTTCACTCGATGCTAAAATGATGGGACCTGAACCTATCTTCACTGAAGAGCAAGGGGCTTTAACTATTGCAGAACAAGAAGATGGTACTGTTGGACCACTCTGGTCTGGAGCTACAAGATGGTATAATTACTTTTATGATAATAAAGATTATATACCTTATGCTATAGATTGGTTAAAAGATGTAGAAGGTTGGGATGAAGATAAGATAAAGATCTTTCTTAGATTACCTGATTGGAAGATACGAAGAATTGGTAATGCAGCGGTGGTATGGTCTAGAGGATACAGATATGCTCCAATCGTTCTTGACAAATATAAAGTTATAGCAGATGAACTATTCGATGAAGCTTCTAAACTAGAAGAAGAAAGAGTAGAAGCGGTAAAAGAAAAACCAAAGCTTCCTAGTATACAAGAAAGAACTAAAGCAAAAGTATTAGATACAATCTATTCTGATTTTGATATGCACGTAGTTGATGAATGGATGGAAGGTAAATTTAAAGTTAAGTTTGAATGTTTCTCTTTGTTTAAAAACCACGGATTGAAAGGTAATGCTATTACTATATTTAGAGATATGATTGAAGATGATTACCTAGTATTAAAAGATGCATATGAAAACAATTGTGATCAAGCCAAAGAAGCTTATAGTCACGTAACAAAAGGCAATAAGAAGAAAATGCTCAACGTATACGAGACTATCTTTTCTGACCTAGATAAACTTAAAGATAGCTTTAAAGCGACGCGTAAGGCGCGTGTACGTGCTCCTAGGACTATGGAACAACAAGTATCTAAGTTAAATTATATGAAAGAAGACCTAGATTCTAAGCTAACGTCTATTGATCCTATATTAATACCAAGTAAAACTAGGTTATGGATCTATAATACCAAACAGGGTAAACTAACAGAATTCTTTACAGACACTGGTTCTGGATTCGAGGTTGTTGGATCTACATTAAAGAACTTTGATCCTAAATTAAGTAAAGTAACTAAGCTAAGAAAACCAGAGGAGATACTCCCACAGATACTAAACAAATCAGAATTCCAAATAAAGAAAATATGGAAGGGATTAACTACAAAGATTTATGAACCTACAGGACGAATCAACAAGGACTGTATTTTAATGAGAGTAATATAATGGATATATTAAAAGAAAAGATTATGACTAAGAAAAGGTTTAGCGCAGGGGTAGAAGCTCTGGTTGTTAAAAACAATATGTCATATATGGATGCAATGAACTATATTATAGAGAAGAGAGGAATGGATTATAGTAATATAAAGAAACTTCTATCCGATTCTTTAAAAGAAAAAGTTACTGCAGAAGCACAAGGATTAAATCTAATCAAAGAAAAGAAAGGTAATACATTACCAGTATGATGCAACCCTTTGATGCATATAGTATGTACAATGCACTCAAGCTGCATTTCGAACAAGACAGCTATGATGCAGTTAAATATAATTTTAAATCCAACGTATCATCTAAATCATTCTTTGCAAGAAAAGATAAATACTTCTTTGCCAAGTTAGCTAAGAACTATGATGATAAATTGTTACAATATTATATAGCAAACTTTAAGAACGGGGTAAGCTATGTTGGTGATATGTTAAATGAAGGTGGTGAAACTAACTTTAAAGAACATATGAAAATTCGCGAAAGCATACATCGTGAGTTTGAAAAAGATATAAATAGTTTAGTAGATATGGATAAAGAGTTTGATAGCTTCTTTGAGGCAAAACAAACTCATCCATTGATAATAAAATTATTGATGAGAGAAGAGATTAGTTTAGAGACTGTTGTTATTCTGGATTCAATATTAGGGTTTATGAACCGTGAAGGAAAGAAGATAACTGAGACAATTATTTGGCCAGATATCTCTAGAAAAATTATGAAGTATAAACCCTTTGTAGACTTTAATAAGATTAAATGTGTAGACATTATCAAAAAGGGGTTTACAAAACCATAGGAGTGTGGTATAATATACTCATTATATTATGAATAAAGTGGATAATTCAATTAATACAGTGTACATGGAGAATAAAAATGTCATTTGAAAACTTAAAGAGCGCACGAGGCTCGTCTATCGACAAACTCGTAAAAGCAGCAGAAGCTGTATCCACCCCAAAAGCTGAGAATACTTCTTACGAAGATAACAGACTTTGGAAACCTACTAGAGACAAAGCAGGAAACGGTTACGCGGTAATCAGATTCTTACCTGCCAAAGAAGGTGAAGATCTTCCTTGGGTAAGATACTGGGATCACGGATTCAAAGGTCCTAACGGTCAATGGTATATTGAAAAATCTTTAACCTCTGTAAATCAACCTGATCCTGTATCAGAGTCGAATACGGTTCTTTGGAATACTGGTAGAGACGAGGATAAAGCTTTGGCGAGAGAAAGAAAAAGAAGGTTACATTATGTTTCCAACATTCTCGTAATTAACGATCCTGAAAACCCACAGAATAATGGGCAGGTAAAACTTTACCAATTCGGTAAAAGAATCTTCGACAAAATTATGGATGCTATGCAACCACAATATGCCGATGAATCACCTGTAAATCCATATGACTTCTGGGAAGGTGCAGACTTTAAAATTAAAATTAGAAAAGTCGACGGATGGGTTAATTATGATAAATCAGAATTCTCAGCCCCTGCTCCTTTGTATGATGGTGATGAAGCTCAACTACAAGATGTTTATGGGAAACTATATTCATTAGGTGAGTTCACAGATCCAAAACAATACAAAAGTTATGATGAACTTAAAGC